GATTTATTTAAGAAAATGTTTAGAAATGGAACGAAGGTGACAACAATATGGCAAGACCTGCCAAAGCAATAGCCACAAAAACGGGCGTTATCACAAAAGAAGAAGAGAGGCAGAGGCAGGAAGCTGAGGACAGACTGAGAGGAAATTCCGATAAGCTTATCCCGCCTTTATACCTAACAGAAGCCCAGGTGGAAATATTCAATTACATTCTGGCAGAGCTGGAAACGGCGAAGGTGCTCGGCAACCTGGATCTGTTCGCTTTGTCTCAGCTGTCCATCTGTGTCGATAGAATGCAGCAGATCGAAGATCAGATCAATCAGAATATGGATTTGATTCTGGAGAACAAATTGATGTCTGCTAGAGATCGATACGCAAGAGATTTCATCAGGCTCTGTAATGAATTCTGCATGTCTCCGCAGTCACGGGCCAAGCTCTCAATCTCCACAGTGAAGCCTGGACAGGAAAAGAAGAAGACCCTGATGGAATTACTAAACGAGGATGACGAAGAAGATTAAGCATCCGGCAGAAGTCTATGCAAGGGCTGTAGTAAGTGGAGACATAGACGCGCCAAAATATGTGGTCAAGCAGTGCAGGGAATTCCTGACAGTCTGGGATGATGAGAGCAAAACTTACTGCATTAACCAGAAGCTTCTGGGGAAGATCTATAAGATTACCAAAGTTCTGAAGATGGCGAAAGGGCCGAAGACAGGAAAGAGCATTTATCACTCTCTGGCAGGATATCAGTGGCTGTTAATTACGGCGGTCATTTGTACAGTTCGGCGGGATGATAAGCGAAAAAGACGGTACGAGAGGGTGTTGCTTGAAATAGCCAGGAAGAACGGCAAAGCGGTATCTCTCGATACTTTGATTCCAACGCCTGATGGATGGAGAACTATGAACGACATTCATGTTGGAGATACCGTCTTTGGAAAAGATGGAAAGCCGACATCGGTTATCTACGAATCGGATGTATTCACTGATAAGAAAATGTACGCTGTTCAGTTTGAAGACGGCGAAGTGATCAAGGCGAGTGAAGATCACCTGTGGCGGGTGAGGTCAAAGACTTCAGTCCATACGGCTGAGCGAGTGGGCAAAACCGGAAAGCATATCGGAACCGGGAAACGATACCTCAAAGACGGGTGGTATGATGCTTTCACTTCTGAGCTATCAGAGCACTATGCGAGACCGAGAAGGGATGGCGCTGGAATTGATTATATATACAGAGTTCCGATGAATGCCCCTGTCGAGTATCCCGCAAAAGACTTACCTATACATCCGTATCTTCTTGGGGCTTGGCTCGGCGATGGCGGAAGCGCTAATAATGATATAACGTGTTCAGATAAGGACATTGCAGAAATGTTCAGGCTCCTTTCGGGGCTAGGATACAATAACGAAATAGTGACGCACAAGGACAGGGCGTCATCAATTCGCATTGATATAGAACGTAAAGGCAACCATTCTGATGAAAACAGTTTTAGATCAAAGCTGAAAAAACTTGGCGTGTTCAATAACAAACACATTCCAGAGATGTATATGACGGCAAGCATTGAACAAAGGCTGCAACTACTCAGAGGTCTGATGGACACGGACGGTCATTGTAGCAAGGCGGGCCAGTGCCAGTTCACGCAGAAGTCGTACAGAGTTGCTCTTGCTACTGCGGAGCTGATCAGAAGTCTTGGAATTAAAACAAACATAAGGGTTAAAGAAGCAACGTGTAATGGCAAAGATGCAGGAACAGTATTTATCCTGCATTTTTTTACGGACAAAACCTTTTCCTGCTTCAATATGGCAAGAAAACACGAACGCTTAAAAGACCATCTCGCAAGCAGAATGCAATCAAAAAGTATTGTTTCGGTAACGCCGATAGGAAAGGAACCTTGCAAATGCATCATGGTCGATAACGAAGACCATTTGTATTTGTGCGGATCAAACTTCACTGTTACGCACAATACCTTTCTGGTCGCAATAATGTTCATATTGCTATTTTATCTGGAACCGGCGTATAGTCGGTTCTTTTCGGTTGCTCCGGATGGCCAGCTTGCAAGAGAGATCAAGGAAGCTATTGAACCGCTGATTCAGACGAACATAGATGTCTTTGAAGATGGTGAGTTCAAGATCTTGCGGGATTACATTTTGCATAAACCGACCAAGACAAAATACACGCCGCTGAACTACTCAACCAATAGGCTTGATGGCAAGGAACCTTCGGTTGCTCTTATTGATGAGGTCGGAGCTCTTCCGACGGCTTATGCAATTGGGGCCATGCGATCCGGTCAGCTCCTTGTGCAGAACAGATTGCTTTTCCTGATTTCCACAAAGTATCCGACAAGCCAGAATCCTTTCGAGGATGAAGTGGCGTACTGCAAAAAGGTTCTGGACGGAATTATAGATAATGACAAAGTTTTTGCTCTTCTGTACGAACCGGATAATACAAAAGATTGGGCGACGGATGACCGGATCCTGAAGCACGCAAACCCGCTTGCATTGGAGCTAAAACCTGTATGGGATGAACTGATTGATTCCAGGCGGGACGCGATTGAGGTTGAAAGTCAGCGGGAGAATTTTTTAACAAAGCACTGCAATATCATCTATCAAGGCGTCGGAACAGAATCGTATGTTTCCGCCGAACAGGTGCAAGCTTGCCGGACAGAACATATTGATTGGACTGGAAGAATCGTTTATGTAGGTGTTGACCTCGCGATGACCAATGATAATTGCTCTGTCGTGATGGCCGGTGTGGATGACGAGGAGAATATCCTATTAATGCCAATGGTCTTCATCCCAGAGGGTAGGATTGAGGAGAAGACCCGATTTGAAAAATTCGACTATCGGCAGGCAATCCTAAATGGTCAGTGTATTGCTTGCGGTGATATGACTGTAGATTATTCCGTGATTGAGAATTATGTGTTCGGTCTGGAAGAGATGTACGGCGTAAGTATCCAGGCAATAGGTTATGACAGATACAATGCGCTTTCTTCTGCCCAGAAGTGGGAGAAGAAATATAACACAGTAGAGGTCAGACAGCACTCCGACACTTTGCATATGCCAACGAAATTCCTGAAGGAGAAGATTCTGAACCAACAGGTCCGGTATGTCGAGAACAAGCTCTATGAAGCCAACTTTGAGAATGCCAGATGTACATATGACACTGGTTTAAGAAGCTACATAAACAAAAAGAAATCCAACGGCAAGGTTGACGCCTGTATGGCAACGATCGATGCCGTTTATTTATTGCAACAGGATGTAATTTTCGGCGGGGATGATTTTTTCATCATTACCGCATAGAAGAGAGGTATTTACTATGGGATTTTTTGATCTATTCAAACGAAAGCCCGAAATCAGGGCAGACACTGCACCGACAACGGAAGTCACTCCGCAGGTGAATGATCCGCTTCTGCGTGCTTTGTTTGATCCTGGAGCCGTCACGAAGGAGATGGCGCTTCAGATTCCGACTGTGCAGGCCTGTATTAACCTGATAGCGGACACGATCAGCCGATTGCCCATCCAGCTTCTGGAGAGGACGCAGGAGGGCGATATCAAGATTATTGATGATGATCCGCGCATCCGCCTGCTGAATGACGATACCGGCGACACGCTGACGGCAAAGCAGTTCTGGCGGGCTATGCTGGAAGACTATTACCTTGGAAAAGGCGGCTTTGCTTATGTCAAAGTCCCTTACGGGCATAGAGTGGAAAGCGTCCATTACGTAGATGAGAGAAACATCTCCATTGGATATCAGAATTTTGATCCGATTTTCAAAGAGTATGACCTGCTCGTCCAGGGCATCCGGTACAAGCCAAGCGACTTTATCAAGCTCCTGAGAAAGACGCACGATGGTATGCAGAGTCAGAGTCTTGTGGAAAGCAATCCGCTTGTGCTGAATGTGGCTTACACAGAGCTTTCCTTCGAACTGTCCCTTGCCAAGAAGGGCGGCATGAAGAGAGGTTTCCTGCAGACGGAAAAGACCGTCACGCAGGCCGTGGTGGACGCTCTGAAAGATGGCTTCCGGAAGCTTTATGGGGAGTCTGATGAGAATGTTGTTGTGCTGAACAATGGCATCAAGTTCGAGCCTGCTGCATCCACTGCCACAGAGCTCCAGCTGAACGAAAATAAGGAATCCAACAGCGCTGAAATCTGCAAACTGTTCGGCATCCCTGCGAGTATGATCTGCGGGAGCAAGGTCGGAAACTCCATGACCGACAACGACATGAACCAGTTTATCAGGGCCTGCGTTGCTGTAATGACCGACATCGAATGCAGTCTGAACAGAGACTTCCTGCGATCTGACGAAAAAGGTCGGCGCTATTGGTCGTTTGACACTAAGGAGCTCACCAGGGGCTCCATCAAAGAACGCTATGAGGCTTACAAAATCGGTCTGGAAAAGAACTTCCTGCAGATTGATGAAGTCCGTGCAAAGGAGGACATGGAGCCGCTCGGTATTGATTGGCTGCAGTTGAACCTGAACACGGTATTTTATAATCCGGAAACTAAGGAGATCTACACGCCGAACACAAACGCTTCAATGAATCTTGCAAACGGGACCGGAGCAAATGCCGGAACCGTTGAAGGAACAAAACCAACAGAACCAACGGAAGGAGGTGAGAAGGATGAAAGCGGAACTGAGAGCTGACGGACTGCACATCAGTGGATACGTGAATGTTCCTGGAAGACCGTCGAGACCGGTCACCACACCGCACGGCAAGGTGATTGAGATCATCGAACAGAGAGCATTCGCCAAAGCCATTGAGCGTGCGACTAACATCCGGATGCTTCTGGATCATGACCCATCCCGTGAGCTTGCAAGCACAAATGCGGGGAATCTGATAGTCAAAGAGGACGCTGTAGGCCTGCGGGCTGAGTCTGTCGTGACGGATCCGGAAGTAATTGAAGGTGCTAAGACCGGAAAGCTGAGA